GCTTATGTTACTAACTACTTTGAGCCAAGTGGTAATTCAATCCTAGTTTCATCCAATGATAAAATTAAAGTTGATTACACAATTAAGATAGGCGAGGAGTACAATACTGCAAGTGGATCTATAAGCAATTATAATTTAGCATCAGGGGCATTGAACGCTTACAATTATTACCCACCATTATTTGCTGATATATTCTTTACTAATAACAATACACCATTAGTTTTATCTAATTATTACGATAACCTTTTGCTTGAAAACTTTACAGATGATTGGATTACAGAAAGGGATAATGAGAATATCACGATTGAATATGGAGATAATTTTTATGCAACCTATTTAAAGATAACTGCCGGAAGCTATAAGGCATTTGTAGATGTAGTAAATAATAGCGGATCTGTTGTATCAACTGCAAGTGCTAATATTACTTTGTCTGGGGAGATGAATCTATTTAATTTACAGGCAGCTCATATAAACGATTGGGCAGGTTCAACATTGATTGATGAGAATACTTATGGCTATAATGTCTATTTAAAATTAGGAGTGGCTGAATCAAGAAAATTAAAGTTTGTTCAAAAGTGCTACCCTAAATACAGGCAGTACAATTTACACTTTCTTAATAGGCTAGGCGGTTGGGACACTATGAAATTTGCATTAGTAAATAAAAGGTCAAGTGAATTTCAAAGGGCATCATATAGAAGGAACGATTGGCAGTTAAGCGGCAACACGATGAGCAACATTGATGTTTATAATAAATACAATGAGACTACATTAAACTACGCTATTCAGCACAAAGATAAATATAAGCTAATAAGCGATTGGGTTAGCCAACAGGATTACGAATGGTTAGCGCAGTTAGTAGCAAGTAGTATTTGTTATATGGAATATCAGGGGGCATATTTCCCGGTAGTAATAAGCGATACTAACTATGAATATAAATTAGAGATAAGCGACAAGCTATTTAATTTTGAGATTGAAATTGAAGTAGGTAAATATACAACAAGCCAATTTAGATAATGATAAGCACAGAGATATATATTGAAGATAATAGATTAGATCTAGTTCAGGATATTAGTACAGAGTTTACATATACCATTGATGACATTACGGACTTTGGTAGTAAAAATACTAGCTTTAGTAAAACAATATCTATTACAGGAACTGCAACAAATAATAAAATATTTGGCTTCATTTTTGATATGGGTAGTGCTAACTTTACAGATGATACTTTGCCAAATGTTAACTATAACTTTAATGCAGCAAAAGCAGCACAATGTAGAATATTTATTGACAAGGTACAGATATTTAAAGGCACATTAAGAATCCTTGAAATTGTTGTAGATAATAAAACAATAGAGTATCAATGCTCGGTCTTTGGAGAACTTGGTGGATTTATAACATCTCTAGGGAATGATAGATTAGAAAATTTAGATTTTAGTGCATACGACCATACTTATAATGTTGCTAATATTGCAGCAAGTTGGGATAGTATTGCAGGATCTGGGTATTACTATCCATTGATTGATTATGGTAATGTAAGCACAGGGGCTTATGGAGTAGCTAAAAAAGACTTTCAATTTAAAGCATTTAGACCTGCTTTATTTGTAGCTGAATATATTGAAAAGATATTTGAGGGAACTGATTACACATATACTTTGGATTTAGGTGCAGGGGATTTGGCTTTATATAATAGGTTAGTTATACCACATAATCAAGCATTCTTATCAAGTTCTACAAATTTGCAATTAGATGCCTATCCAATAGACCAAACATATACAGGTACTGCGGTTGAGTTTTTTTTAGAGTTTGGCACATTTACTTTAGGCAACTTTACTTTAACATCTAGCAATACGCTATTCACATATACAGGTTCAACAAAAGTAGTTAATATTGATTTCAATGTAAACGGAGAATGGGAAGTTGGAGAAAATGCAACTATGAGCTTATTAAAAAATGGAGTAGCTATTGCATCATATAGTATGGGAGTAGGGTTTGCCGGTAATTATTTTCAAGCTAATTTCAATATAAGTGCAAATACAATTTTAACAAACGATACTTTTAGAATACGAGTTGCTTGGTCATTAGGAAGTCAGCCATTTACATTTAATAGTTTGAGTTCATCAGGCTTTGATATTTCTACTACTACATCGGATATAATACCTGTAAATTATGCAGAGACAGTTAAAATAAATAACACAATACCAAAAGGGGTATTTCAAAGAGACTTTTTTTTAAGTATATGTAAGTTATTTAATTTGTATGTATATGATGATACTTGGGATGAAAAGAAAATACTTTTAAAACCATACATAGACTTTTACCCATCAACGAGTGCAGAGGCAGAAGATTGGACTAACAAAATAGATAGGGCAAAACCATTGAGCATAAAGCCAATGAGTGAATTAAATGCAAGATATTACCATTACAAATTTAAAGAGGATAATGATTTTTACAACGAGAATTATAAGAAAAAATATAATGAGAGCTATGGCGATAGGATATACGATACTGCTTATGACTTTAGTAAAAATACAGAAAGTGTTGAAGTAATATTTGCACCAAGTGTTTTATACCAAAAAACAGGCACAGATAAAATATTTCCTGCAATCTATAAGGTATCTGATAATAACACAAAGGAAAATGCAATGGATAGCGTGGTAAGAATATTACAGGCTAAAAAAATAACAGGCAAAGCAAGTTGGAATATTTTAAACGATGCAACAGTATTAAGTACAAACACCGCTTATGGCTATGGTGGGCATTTAGACAATCCAGATAGCCCAACAAACGATATTAATTTTGGAGTACCTAATGAGCTACAATTTACTGCAACTACCTATCCAACAACTAATTTATTCAATGCTTATTATAGCGAATACATAGCAGAGATAACAAGCAAGAATAGTAAACTATTAACTTGTTCAGCATTATTAAATACTATTGATATTATGAATTTGGATTTTAGCAGCTACAAATGGATTGATGGAGTATTATACAGATTAAATAAAGTAGAAGGGTTTAACCCAATGGAATACAAGACAACAAAAATAAGTTTATTAAAAGTAATTGAAACCGAATACTAATGGCACAAAATTTAGATCTTAATGTTAATGTAAATACAAATGAAGCCGGTAAAGCGATTGGTTCATTAAAAAGCCAATTAAAGGAAGCACAGGCAGAGGTAGCTGCATTATCAGATAAGTTTGGAGCAACATCCAAAGAGGCTATTGAAGCAGCAAAAAGAGCAGGAGAATTAAAAGATGCAATAGGAGATGCAAAATCATTAACAGATGCTTTTAATCCAGATGCAAAATTTAAATCATTAACTGCATCTTTATCAGGTGTGGCAGGTGGATTTGCTGCGGTACAAGGTGCAATGGGATTGCTAGGCGTAGAATCAGAAGATACACAAAAAATGTTGTTAAAGGTTCAATCTGCTATGGCAATTTCACAAGGATTGCAATCGGTTGGGGAAGCAGTTGATAGTTTTAAACAATTAGGTGCAGTAATAAAAAGTACAACATTATTTCAATCTGCATATAATTTTATATTAGGAAATGAGAAAGTTGCAGTTGCAGGTAATATTGTTGCATTACAAGCAAAAACAGTTGCAACAGAAGCACAAACAGTTGCAACAGTTGAGCAAGGAGTTGCAACAGTAACAACAACAACTGCGGTAGGAGCTTCAACTGCAGCAATGAAAGCGTTTAGAATAGCTTTGATTGCATCAGGTATTGGAGCATTAATTATAATAATAGGATTTGCAGTTGAGGCATTTTTAAAATTTAAAAATTCAGCAGAAGATGCAGCCGCAGCACAAGAAAAGCTAAATAAAAAAATAGCAGATGGTGCTAAAATACAATTTGATGCAGAGATTAAATTTTTAGAAAATCAAGAAAAATTAGATATTGCTAGAGCAAAAGCAAAAGGTGCAAGTGAACAAGAAATATTTGAAATTGAACAATCATATAGAAGGAAAACGGCAGAAGCACATCAAAGGCATTACAAAGAGGTATATGGCAAAGATGCAAAAGCAGCACAAGAAAGTTCGGATGAGATTAATAAAATTAATACAGATGGTCAAGTTGCAGCACTTGAAAATGAATCTAGGATAAGAAAAGAAGCAGCAGATAAAAGAAAAGCTGATAATGAAAAGAAAAAAGAGGAAGATAAAAAAGAGCAAGAAAGGAACAATGCTAGTATAAAAGCTAATTTAGATTTTGAACTACAAATACAAATTGATGCTAATAAAGCAGAAGATGATTTAGCAGAAAAAAAGAAACAGGCAGCTATTATAGAGGATGAAAGGAATATAGCTAGTATGAAAGCTACCGCAGATTTTGAAGTGCAGTTAGCAAATGATTTATTAGCAATAGAAGATGAAAGTTTAAAAAGAAAAAAAGAATTTAAAGAGATTGAATTAGAGGCAGATAGACAATTACAAGAAGCTAAATATGAAAATGCTAAAAATGCTTTATATCTTTTAGAAGGTTTAGCAGGTAAAAATGAACAACTTGCAAATATTATATTTGCTATATCTAAAGCATTAGAAATTGGTAAGATTATAACTTCAACCGCATCAGCTATTGCAGAAGTTAAAGCAGGAGTCGCGGCAGTTCCTGCTATATTACCACCGGGTATTCCAAACCCTATGTTTGGTGCAGCAGTAGGAATTGGAGCAGGTAAAATAGCTGCTTTAAAGATTGGAGCAGGTATATCAATAGCATCAATAGTAGCAGCAAGTATTGCAAAGTTTAAAGGTGGGGCATCAGGGGATGTTACCACAGGATCTATTTCAACTACTGCGCCTATGACACCACAGTTGCCACAAGCACAAATGACACAATTAAATAGACAAACAATAAACGATATAGGCAATCAGGCAGTAAGGGCTTATGTAATTGAGACAGATGTAACAAGCAATCAAGAAAGGATGGCAGCCATTAGACAAAGGGCAAGATTTAGTTAAGCGATAAATAAACAAATTAAAACTATTTAAGATTATGGAGAAAGAATTACCTATCTATATGCTTGACATTACAGATGATGTTGAGGATGATTCACAGGTTGATTATATAGCATTAGTTGATAAACCGGCTATTCAAAAAAATTGGTATGCTTTTAAAGAAAAACAAGCCTTTGATATTATTAGCGAAGACAAGCGCATTATTAGTGGAGCTATTATGTTGGCTGATATACCTATTTTTCGCAGCGATGCTACTTATGGGGATTACTATGTGGCATTTACTAAAGACACTATTTTTAAGATTGCACAAAAGTTTTTCAAAAAAGGGTATCAAAACAATGTAAATCTAATGCACGATAGCGGTTCAGTTGTAGAAGGCTTAACAATGTTTGAGAGTTTTATTACTGATAAGTCAAGGGGCATTATGCCAATGAAGGGTTTTGAGGATGTGCCAGATGGATCTTGGTTTGGTAGCTTCAAAGTAGATAATGAAGAGGTATGGCAAATGATTAAAGATGGCAAGGTAAAAGGGTTTTCAGTAGAAGGCTTATTTAACTATAAACCTAAAAAGGTTATGCAATCAGCATCACTTATGGATAGTATCAAAAAGATATTATCAGAGGTTAAGTGATAAACAATTTATTTTTTAACTATTTAATAAAAAAAGTATGAACGCACAAGAAGCGATATTAAAAATCAAAGCATTATTTGAAGATGCCCCAATGACTGAACCTGTTGATTCAACAGATGTTAAAGTTGAAATGATGGAGTATTCTTTATTAGATGGTACTAAAGTAATGATTGATAAATTAGAAGTTGGCGGTAAAGTTACAATGGAAGATGGTAGCAATGCCCCATTAGGTGAGCATCAATTAGCAGATGGCACAAAGGTAGTAGTAGATGAAGCAGGTGTTATTTTAGAAATGGAAGCACCAAAAGAGGATGAAGTTCCAGAGGAAGAGCCTGTGGAAGCAAAACAAGATATGAGATTTGATGAATTAGCATCAAAGTTTAATCAAGTTTTAGCATTTAACGAGAGCTTACAAAATAGAATTAATGAATTAGAAGGTAAGGTTAAGCAAGGTTTTGAATCAGTAGCATCTTTAATAGAAGCACTTTCAATTAACCCAACCGCAGATCCTGTTCAAAAACCTAATTCATTTAAGGCTTATGTATCAACAAATGATATTAAAGAGCAAAGGATTAACAAATTTAGAAACGCAATTTTAAACAAATAAAAATTAATAACAATGGCATTTGACATTTCAGCATTATCAGCATACACAGAACAAAATGAAGCCTTATTGGTTACTTCATCTGTATTAGGTGCAAAAACTGCTTCTCTTATTAAGAGTGCAGGAAATGTAATGATTGGTGTAAAGTCTGCAGAGACTATCAACATTATGGAGACCGATGCAATATTTCAAGCAGGTGGTACTTGCGGATTTAACGCATCAGGAGCAACAACTTTTACTCAAAGAACAGTAACTGTTGGAAAAATTAAAGTACAAGAATCATTATGTCCTAAATCTTTAGAGACTGCTTATTTACAAAAAGCATTACCAACAGGAAGCCAATATGATTCAATTCCTTTTGAGCAACAATATAGCGAGAAAAAAGCTAAAACTATTGCTTCTCAAGTAGAGACTGGGTTATGGCAAGGTGATACAGGTTCAGGAGATACTAACTTAAAGCAATTTGATGGTTTAGTTAAATTGATTGGTGCTGCATCAGGAGTAGTAGCTGCAAATGTAGTAGCTTTTATTACAACTGCGCCTATTAGTACAGGAACAGGTATTGTAGCAAGTAATGTAATTTCAATTTTTGATGGTATCTATAAAGCTATTCCTGCAAAGGTTGTAGCTGCTGAAGATATGACTATCTTCTGCGGTATGGATTCTTTTAGAACTTACACTATTGCATTGAAAAATGCAAATATGTTTAACTACGCATTTGATGGTAAGTCAGATAGCGAGTTTACATTACCGGGTACACCGATTAAAGTTGTAGCTGTTCAGGGTTTAAATGGCACAAATAAGATTTATGCATCAAGATTGAGCAATATGTTCTTGGGTACAGACTTATTAAACGAAGAGGAGAAGTTTGAAATCTTCTTTGCTAAAGAAGCTGATAGCGTAAGATTTATGGCAGAGTTCAAGATAGGTACTAACATCGCATTCCCAGATGAGGTTGTGAAGTTTATCTTATCATAATATTAAGGGGGGTGTAAAATCCCCCCTATTTTTAAATTAATAAATTCAAGCAAAATGGCGTGTGCATTAACACAAGGATATACTTTAGATTGCCGAGATAGTTTAGGCGGTGTCGTTGAGGTATATTTTACAGAAGCTGCGAATGTATCTGCGACAACCGAGGCAAGTGGTGTAATAACTGCACTAACTAAAGCATCAGGTAAAAGATTTTGGAAGTATGAGCAAGTAAAAGATACATCAATGATGAATCAAACTATTACTGCTAATGTTCAAAATGGCACAGTATTTTACGCACAGGAGTTACAAATAGTTTTAAATAAATTACAAACTGCAACAAGAAATGA